GCGTTTGTTATTGAGTAGATCACCCATTATTTATCTCCCACTGTTTTTTTAGCTTTAGCCGCTGTTTTGGCTTTTTCCTCTGCGTCATGTTCTGCAATGGTTTTGGTACGCTCCACCAGCTCTGGTTTTGCCTCTTTGTTATTTTTGGTATAACTGCCGCCGTGCGCCATGGTTGTTCCTCGTTATAAAGTGGATAGGTAAGAATCGGCGGTAAAGGTATCCGCCCATTTCAGGTATTTTTTATCTTTCTTAATCAGTTGTCCGCCTACGTGTTCAATCGCAGTCGATTGCCCGTTAAGTAATTTGCCTAATAAAGCGCTAATGACTTCTGTGCGATACAGCCTTAAATTGTCGCTATCGGTTTCATTAAATTGGTCGCTGCGTGTTGCTGTGCGGCGCATAATAATTTCAATGGTAATCATGCCGCTTAAAGGCTGTCTCACTTCGGTTAATAATCCATTTTCGCCCGATTTATCCGCCGATAAGTACACAAAAGCGCACGGGCTTTGCTGCTTATCTATTTGTAAATCATCATCAGGTACGGTTTTAAAGGCACGCGTCTCAAACAAAGGCGCATTATCTTTAATCTCAGTCACCCAGTGGCTTAAATCAGGTAAAACAATCACGGGGTCCCACTCCATTTTTTAATAATCTTTTCTGCCAGTTCTTCCATCACAAAAATAGCGCGGCTTCCCATGTGACCACTGATACCAATTAAGGCTGCGGATAGCACTTGAGGCGTTTCCATCGATTCACATAAGAAAAAAGTTAAAATGCCGACGAACGCAGAGATACAAATTTCACCAATGGATTCCGCGACTGAAAAACAGCGTTTACCTGCTTTAATCTTGCGTATATAACTGACCAATCCACCCCATGATGATAATAAAATCACCCCTGCATAGGTAATTAAGGTGTACGTAAACGGATCTTTTTCTGGCATGGCTTTCATCCTAAAGTGGCCTGTACTTCATCAATGGTTTGTTGGGTTATGTCGCTTAGTTCTTTGTCGGTAATACCTAAAAAACTCCGTTTCGGCAGTATCACACTCCACGATTCTTTTGTGCCTCTGAGTAGCCTAATTAACTTTCCGGCATGTGAAATACTCATATTTTCAGTAATCCACTTTAATGAGGCTGTTTTATGCCCTTTGCCTTTTAGTGCTCTTTTATAGCCAACATCTCTTAAGGCTTTGGCTTGCCGCCGCGTAGCAGGGGCGGTATTAATATCAACATTAGACTTGTGAAACTGGCTTTTATTAAATAACTGCGTATGACCGTATTGGTGTTTAGCAAAAATTCCCGAAGTAACGGGGCTAAAAAAACCAATTAAGGCCGCATCACTTGTGGCATTGACTACTTTTAAGCGTGATTTAGCTTTAACCAGCATCTTTTTACGCTTGCCTGATGCTCTTTTTTTAAACGGTGTGCCGTCTACATTGGTCTGATTTTTAATGCGCTGATGGCTTAATAAGCGCACTTTCTTAGCAATAGAGCGCATCACTTTTACACGCTGGCTACCGGTAGAAAGTGAGGCTTTATCTAATACATTCTCTATTGCGCCAACTTGTGCTTTCCACGAAAGGCTCATATCAATGCGTATTTTGTGCCATCAACATCAATCGTTCCATTCACATCCGCAGTGGCAATAATCAGTTCATTAAACGAAATACCAAATTCTAAATCCGCGGTGTTGTTATCGTGTATATCCACGATCAATGGAAACGCAATCGATGCTGTACGCTCGGTATCGTTTTGGATCACCCAAGCACTAATTTGTGCTAATAACGCATCTTCTGATATCCCGCCGTGTGGATAGCGTTCTATATAAAACATAGCGGTATAGTCTTTTTCAGCAATGATTAACTGCCCTGCTACGCCTGTTCCGCGTAGAGCTGGGGTAATCACTAAATCATCAACAAAGCTATCCACTTGCTCTGCTGCCACTAAATTAAGGTTGATGATGAAGTTATGTAAATCGGCTATTTTTTGCATTAGCGCTTATCCCAGCGTGCTTTTTTAGCGCGTACATCAATATGGGTACGGCCACGATATCGACCGATGCCGTATTGATTGGGGTATTGATTTTCAAACCAAAGTGCGACTAAACCAGCGCAAGTATCTTCCACTACTACATCAGCGGCTTTTCCCTGTAAATGCTGACTAGCACTGCTCCCCCCTTCGTTTTTGTTATGCGTTTCGCAACGTGCGCCACTGTTAATAGTCACTGTGCCAAAACGTTGGCGTAGTGCAGTAAGAACCTGTAATAATTCAGCGTCCACCACGTCAAATCCGCAACCACAATGGCATTCAAATTCATGCCGCTGGAAAAATTCATTTAGACGATCACTCATATAATTACGCTCCGATCATCACTTTTTTCAGAACCTGCAATCGCAAGCAATGAATAATGTGACTCCGCACAATCATCTTCAGATTCCCACATCCCCTCTAGCATTTCCCATTTTTCATCGCGAATGTATTGCGCATAATTAAACGTTCCACCAAAAAGCCATGATTCATCCTGATCTTTGCTAAATCCATAGCAGTCAGGCGGTATATTCGCGGCATTAAGAGGGAATCTATTCTCTGTGCAAGATGCAATCAAACACAATAAAACAGCGGATTGAATCAATAGTCGTATTTTCATAACATCGCCACCTGTACATTGCTGTTGCTCATTTCGTTGTTATCAGGGATTAACTCATCAAAAAACACTTTAATGCTGCTCTGTGATTCGTCTAACCAATACTGCTCGGTTTTGGGGCTTTCTTTGGCCGCGTTTTCGGCATTTTCTTTGCGGTTAAGGCTATTAAACTGCTGCAATAATCCCGCTTTTGCCCGCGTAAACACGGCGTTTTGGTATTCGGTTAATAGCACTTCAACACCGGCTATTTGCTGGCTGTTGGCTAGGGTATAGTCGGCTAGGTTGCTGTGGCCTAATAGTACAATAGCTTGTTTAACCTCGGCTAAGCGTTGGTTAATGCGTATCATCGCCAAGGTCAGCCCGGTCTTAATCACGCCATCTGCATACTCTGGTGGTATGCGGTAATTTTGCAGTAAGTCACCTATCAGCAAATCAGGCCAAAAGCCATCGTTGCTAATGGGTGCGCTGGCGGTAAGCCCAGGCTTACCAGACAGACCGCTCATTTCTTTTTAAGCCGACTAATTAAGCCGCTGAGCAATTCGCCTAAAAATTTCATGCCGATGTTAATTAGCTGTTCTTCTGCTTTTTTGTTTTTCATGATATCTCCTAAACAATAAGGGCGAGTGCAGTCGCCGTTGGTTTAAACATAGCTATTGCATGCTAAACCGCGGGAAGGACTGCCCTCGCGAGGGTAGCTATTCAGCCAGTGCTTTTAGCTGTTTTTCAATCTCGGCTTTTAAACCTTTTACCCCGTGTTTTTCGGGGTTGCGTTGCTCGGCTTTGATAACGCTTTTTAGCGCCTCTTCATAATCCGCATTGCGTACCTGGTGCTTGGCTAACATGGAGTAAGCTTTACTCCAGCATAAAGGATGCACATCCCAATCGCCTTGTTCCATTGCATCAACCAATTGTTCTAAATATGGGCTGGTGCCTTGGTCTTCTTTTAGTAAATGGCTGGCCCATTCGTACATTTCATCCACTAAAAAAGTAGGCAGGTGACGTTTTATTTTGTCGGGCATTTTTTGCCCTTGCGTAACCAAATGCAGCGCTAAATTTAAGCCGTGCTCAATCTCGTTAATATCTAACAGCCAAATAGCAACTTGTACGGCAATGCTGTTGGGATAGTTATCGCCACTTTCCACGTAATCTTGCACAAACGGTAAATAAGTAGGCAAGAATGATTGCTTAAGTTTTAGCTTATCGAGAATGGTTTTTTGATTGGCTATTTTGCCTAAATCCACTTTCATGGCGGTTTGGTAATTCGCCAGGCTACCAATGGCGTTTTTATCCGCTATCGGCATAAGTGCAACGGTTTTATTGTCCGCTTGCACTTGCTTTAACTTGCTCAAGCGTTTTTTAGGCGCCGCGTGTTCTTCAGCTTGCTCTAGCGGGGTGATTTCCGCTGGGGCTTCTGCCTTAGCCGCTTGTGAGGCGGCTTGTATTTGTTTTAATTTGCTCATGCTTTACTCCGCGTTATGCGTATTCAATGCCTTCTACAAAGCCCGTTAGTTGCTCGTCTTCCACCACGTAACCTTGGTTAGCGGAGTTAAAGTCTTGCACTTCGTTTTTCTCTGGCTTGTCTTTTTGAATGCGGCGAATAGAGCTATCTTGGTAGTAAATCGATAGATTTTTAAGCGGCGTCACTAAAATAGAATCGGCTGGGAAGAACGGCGGCACCATGGTTGGCATTCCCGCATACGCTTTGGTAATACGGCCTGATAACATCGCCTTTTCAGTCGGTGTATTGCCGTTTAATTCAAAGTACGTATCTTCCTGGTAAGACATCACGTTTGATCCAACCAACAGCACAAGGTCATCCCGTTGCTGGTGGTAAATCGGTAATAAATCACGCGCTTCTTTAGCCAGTACATCTAAATTTTTAAAGGTGGCACTACCCAATGTAACCGAGCCGACCGAGCCTAATACATGCTGAGAACCGGCATTAAAATCACGGATAATCTGCAACCAGCCTTTATTCACATCGGATAAATCGGCGGCAACAGAATCAGCGGCGACCGATGTACCTAACCAACCAATCGTCAGCATATCGTTACCAATCGCTTGGCGGACTAACTGCATATAACGTGCAGCAAAGTCGGGAAATTTCGCCCAGGCATCAATTAAGGCGTATTTCAGCGCGACATCAAATTCCGTTGCGGCTAAGGCATAGGCTTTTGCATCGAGTTGGTTAAGGTGTTTCGGTACTCGTTCACCTGATGCACTGGTGTCGGTTCGGCTGGCGACATTGCCGGTTAAGCTCATCCCGACTTTTTCGCCTGTCATTTCTGACACAGGCAAAATATTAATCAGCTGTAAAAACGGATTACCGTCTTCGACAATTTTATTGTAGATGGTTTGTGATGTGCTGGGCGTAGCGGCGTAGTTTTGCCCAATCGCCATGGCGACAGGATCAATGCCAAAAGATTTAGCGGTATTAACAAATAATTGCGCGAGTACGCCGCGTGCGGATGTGCTTAAGTTCATTAGGGTGTCCTTGTTTTAATTAAATTAAGTAGCGGTTTATTGGTAATCGCTGGCGGTAAAGTTATCGCCGTCGTGTTCACCTGCAGGCGTACCACCTTCTTTTTTCAAAGCAGTGGCTAACTGTTCACTGAGTTCAGTGACTTGTTTTTGCAGTGCGCTGTAATCTTCACTTTCGTTATCATCAGCCGGTGGCTCGTTTTGGCTGGCGACGGTATCGGCTAAAGCACTGACTTTTTCAGAAAGATTAACCACGGTTTCGGTTAACACTTCAAATTCAGTTTTAGGCTTACTTTCATCCGCAGCGGGTTTTTTATCCGCAAGTTTGCTTTCTAAAGCAATGATTTTTGCTTGCATCTCTTCTAATAATTTTGTAGACATAGGTTCCTCGGTTTCGTTTTTAGTGAATTCTTTAGACATAAACTTGCTGAACCAGCTTGGGGGCGTGTCTTCGGTAAATGTTTTTACGGTATTCTCTGTAAAGTCAGAAAAAATAGAATCAGGAAATTTAGCGGATAGTTTTATTTCTGACGTTGATACTGATGCAGGTTCGTCCGTTGCAGCCAACCCTCTTAAGTACCATTTTCCTTTTTTCTGGAAATTTGGCGCTAATTCCATGCTTGTGTGTAGTTTCTGCCCCGCTTCATTGGCTTGAATGTAATATTGATTGGGCGCTAATATCGCGAATAAATCCATCCCCCCTTCTTCATTTTTTGCTGCTCGCAGAGCTTCAACCGTTCCAAATCTGTACCAGTATTCATGTGATGATTTGATGGGGGCAGAATAATATTCTTTGTCGTAGACCTCTGCGGCATCCATCACCATTTGATCAGTCACTAATCGTCCGTCTATCGTATCGCCACTGCGCCCGATGCGTACCCAATCGGTTTTTAAATTCTTAGGCATACATTACCAACCCCTTAAATTACGTGTTTATTCAAATTACACCCAATTTTAAGTGTCGATTGATAACAGAGCAATGCCTTAGCATTCGCTACATTCCTATAAACGGTCTCTAGGATTTACGCTAGATAAGAACCCTGAAATAAAGGGGATAACACCCCTAAAATAAGGTGTCTTTATTAAAGTGTGATTTGATGGCCAGAAAAACCTATCCCCAAGAGATCAAAGATCTGTGTAAACAATTTTTTGTTAAGGGATTAACGATTGATGAAATATCCAAGGAAATGGGGGTCGACCCACGCACGCTTTATAACTGGCGTAACCGCTTTAATTGGGATGATAGTTTAGCCAGCGGTAGCGTAGAGATAGCCTTAGCAAAACGCTTAAATGTGCTGGCAGAACGTGAGAATAAAACCGCGACTGAATTGCAAGAAATGGATTTGCTGATTAATAAGTTTGGTGATCTTAAGATCAAGCTGGCTGAATCAGTGATGATTAAAAAAGGCATCATCCCCACGGCCATGCAATCGACACCCATTATGGGGCTGGATGTTGAGGCAGAACCCAACAAAAAGCCGCGTAAAAAGCGCGAAAAGAAAGTTAAAAACGATATTTCGGGGGTTTCTGAAGAGCGCATAGAGGAAATTCTTCACTCTATATTTTATGAGTACCAAATAAAGTGGTGGGATGCAATGCGCGACCCACTAACCAAACGTAATCGCTTTATTTTAAAATCGCGGCAAATTGGGGCGACGTATTATTTTGCGTTTGAAGCCTTGGCGGATGCGATTATGAGCGGTGATAATCAAATCTTTATGTCGGCATCACGCGCACAAGCCGAGGTGTTTAAAGCCTATATTATCGCCTTTGCAGAACAGCATTTTGAGTTGGAGCTGAAAGGCCAAGATGTGATTGTGCTATCCAATGGCGCTGAATTACGTTTTTTAAGTACCAATGCGAATACCGCACAAAGTTATCACGGGCATTTATACCGCGATGAAGTGTTCTGGATCCCTAATTATGAAAAATTAGAAAAAGTCTCTAGTGGGATGGCAGCGCATAGCAAATGGCGACGTACCGATTTTAGTACCCCTTCTGCGATTAGCCACCAAGCCTACCCCAAATGGAGTGGTGCAAAATACAATAAAAACCGCTCAGAAAGTAAACAAGCGGAATTTGATATCAGCCATAAGGCGCTTAAAAATGGCTTGTTAGGCGCAGATAAAATCTGGCGGCATATCGTAACGGTGGTGGATGCCGAGAAACAAGGCTGTGATCTGTTTGATATTGAGGAACTAAAAACAGAGTACAGCAAGGATGATTTTCTAAACCTGTTTATGAGTAAGTTTATTGATGATGCTAAGTCCGTTTTTGGGCTAGGTATTATGATGACTTGCTACGCCAAAGAAGATTATAAGGACTACAACGCCAAAGCATCCCGACCTTTTGGCAATGCACCCGTGGCGATTGGTTATGACCCAAGCCGCGTGCGTGATAATGCCAGTTTATCTATTTTGGCCATTCCGCTGCGCCCCGGTGATAAATGGCGAGTGTTAGCAACCTATGATTACCACGGGCAAAATTTTCAGTACCAGGCGAACCGGATTAAAGAAATAGTCGACAGCCATAACGTGCAGCACATTGGTATTGATGTCACAGGGATTGGATATGGTTTATATGATTTAGTGAAAGAATTTTATAGCCGTGTCACCCCGATTAATTACAGTAATGAGACTAAAACCGGCTTGGTAATGAAAGCGATCCATGTAATTGAAAATGGCCGTTTTGAGTTTGAAGCAGGTAATAAATCCATTGCGCAGGCGTTTATGATGATTACCAAAACCACCAGCAGTGGCGGATTAATGACCTATGCAGCTAATAGAAATAGTGAGGTCGGCCATGCCGATGTGGCATGGAGCATTATGCACGCGCTGATTTATGAACCGATTGCACAGCGGCGAAAATCAACGGTCGTCATTGCATAGTATAACCATCGTCACTTAATCCCTCTCTTGCTGGAGAGGGTTGGGTGAGGAGATTAAAATAGTAGAAAGCGAGGCTAATAATGAATGAGAAAAACAATAACACAGGGAAAACCCACGCTTTTAGCTTTGGCGACCCTGAATCGGTCTTAACTAGTAGCCCAGTCGATTATCTGGGCTTAATGCTCGATGCCAGTGGCGATTATTACAGCCCACCGGTGGATTTAAAGGGCTTAGTCAATATCATGGGGGCGAATGCTTACCATGGCTCTATTCTGCATTTTAAAAAAGACCGTGTGATGGAGTTATTCGAGCCGACGCGCTTATTAAAACGTGCCGACATGGCCCCGTTTGTATTAGATTATTTAGCCACGGGAAATAGCTACCTGCAGAACCTTAAAAACCCGTTCGGAAATGTCACCCGTTTAGGGCATTTACCTGCCCTGCCCATGCGACGCATTAAAGGGGAAAATCAGTATATTAAGTTACGATCTGAATCGGATGATATCACGTTTAAGCGCGATGAAGTCGAGCACCTAAAAGAGTACGATCCGAAGCAGTCGATTTATGGTTTGCCCGAATATTACGGCGGTGTGCAATCGGTGCTATTAAGTGAAGATACCACCCTTTTTAGGCGCAGATTGTTAAAAAACGGCTCGCACATGGGTTATGTGTTGGTGACGAATGATGCGGATTTAGATGAAGATGCAGCTGCAGCGATTGAAAAAGCGGTGAAGGAATCCAAGGGGCTGGGCAATGGTAAATCTTTGTATATTAATATTGGCCGATCCAACAGCAAAGAGCCTGTGCAGGTTATTCCTGTGGGTAATGCTGGGACTAAGGATGACCATGACAAAATCAAAGGCATTACTGAAAAAGAAATGCTAGCGATGCATCGAATGCCGCCGGGGTTATCAGGGATTATTCCCGATAATGCCGCAGGGTTTGGCGACCAAATTAAAACCATGCAGGTTTATTATTATATGGAAGTTAAGTCGATGTTAGCGACCTTTGAAACCTTGAACGAAAGGTATAGCGAACAAGTAGTTAAGTTTAAAAAACCAGACTGGTTGTTAGACGATTCCGCCTAGCTTTACGCTATAATAAAAGGGTAATCCACACAGGAGCCACCCTTTTATGCGTGTTATTTGCCCACATTGTCAGAACAAAGCGATTATCAGTTCTAGCAGCAAACTGTCCGATACAGTCACAGATTTATATTGCAGTTGTTCTAATGTGGCCGATTGCGGGGCCAGCTTTGTGTTTACGCTGGCTTATAAGCATGTATTAAGCCCACCGCATAAGTCGGTTAAGGAGTTAGCGGCGGCTTTATTGATCCAGTTACCCGCCGAGGAAAGAAAAGAGTTAATGCAAGGGGATTTGTTCGGGTGATTTGCCCGATTTGGGGGGTAATATCCAATAGTAGGGCGAATTTGCCGGTTAATTACTGGTTATACTTTACATGCTGGCTATCATCGAATGTTGCAAATCACGTAGCTCTTCGAGATTAACATTATCTTCTGAAATATTATTATCGTTTAGATATTGTTCAACAACATCACCATCGCCAAAAACAAAGTTATTGATCTCATCTGAAGTTAAGTTCATTGCTTGAATGTCAGTTTTTTGTGCTTCTAATAATGCTTTAATTTCATTAATCATTTTAAATTCCTTTGCTGCTTTATTTATTACGGCATGAAAGACAAAAGGCTTGTTATTTAGCCAATTATTTAAAGTTTGTGTTGATTCGCCTGACAGCTCAGCGACAGTTTTGAGGCCGGTTAATCCAGCCTCTTTTGCATATTCCGCAGCGGTTTTCATGCTTCTTCTTTTTTAGTGAATACGCCTTCTCTAAGCATGAAATTGAATTTACTTGTAAAGCTCTTAACTTTCTCGCCAGTTTCTAAGTTTAAATATCTAGTATTCTTTTTGCCAATCTCTACAATTTCAATATCAAAGCCGTGGTTAGTGTTTGTTAGAATATCGCCTTTTTTTAATTCGTTTACTGATTTCATTTTCTTTCTCCGTTGAATTTTTAACTTGAGTCTATTTTATCAAATTATTTGATGAATGCAAGTTATCAGGGAAAAAATATCAAATTATTTTATGTTTTCGTTGTTTTCACTACTCAATCGTATAACACAGCGCTCAACCAGACGGGTTTAAGCTGCTGCGCATTTAATTGGCATCTAGCACCGCTGGTTAGCTACGCCGTTATTCGGCATTGCTTCTGTTATTTTTGAACACAGATATATAGCGCACTTCGTTTTACCTGCTGGACTTTATCGTTTGGTGTATTCATTTGTTTTACCCAAGTTTCGCCTGCTGTTTCACAGTTCTCTTTACTTGTAAATTCTTGCGCTGTAATCCCTCCAGTAAATCCAAAATTTAATACCAGTGTTATAATCAGTACATACATAATATTGTCCTTTCAATATGCCTTAAAACTATGCAAATTCAGCCGATTCGCTAAACTTGCGTGTTTTTTTAATTTTGTTTAAAATCGTAAATAAGTTAAATGTTTAACTCATTCGTTTATTATCGCTCTCTACTGATTTGCTACTCGTTAGGTGGATCTTAAATCCCTTCTTTTGGAATATAGCGCACCATTTACAACAATAAATTCTTTCTTGATCCATTGGGTTACTTGCTGCCTATCTACGCCGCAAGCCCGTGCAAAATCAGATTG